AAAAATGTAAAGCGTCACTTAGAAAATAAAGGCATAACAGGCAAGGCTTGCGAAATGGTTGCTGAAATGGCAATCATTCGCAGAGAAAGCTTTTCTCACTATAAGGCAAAATAATGATTAAACGTATAAAAGTAATATTTATAAAAGACATCTACCTTCCTCGTTTCTCAATGAAGATAGGCGAGGCTTGGACGGTGAGAGTTGACCGCTTTGAAGAGAAAGGATTTCAACTCGGAAATGGGTTTGTTTACAATGAAGATTTTGCAATTAAAGAGGTGATATGACAATGGAAAGTATAAATGTATTAAGTTTATTCGATGGAATGTCTTGCGGAAGAATTGCGCTGCAAAAAGCCAATATTGACGTTAACAATTACTATGCAAGCGAGTTAGACAAGTACGCTATTAAAGTTACCCAGGCAAACTGGCCTGAAACTATACAAATGGGTGACGTAACCAAATGGCGAGAGTGGGATATTGACTGGGCTTCTATTGATTTATTGATCGGCGGCTCACCATGCCAAGGGTTCAGCTTTGCGGGTAAACAACTGGCTTTTGATGATCCGCGCAGTGCTTTGTTTTTTGAATACCTTAATATTTTAAATCATATTAAAGCCGTTAACCCTAGTGTTAAGTTTTTTCTTGAGAATGTGCGAATGAAAAAAGAACATTTAGAGTTGATTAGTAAATTCTTAAATGTTGAGCCTGTTTTTATAAACTCTAATTTAGTTAGCGCTCAAAATAGACAGCGTTTTTATTGGTCAAACTGGACGATTGAACAGCCAAAAGATGAGAATGTTTTGCTAGATGATGTGCTGCAAAAAAACGAAGAAATAGAAGGTAAGTTTTTTCTCTCTGAGAAAGGATTTAACTACATGGACAGAGAAAGAGAGCCTGGAAAGAAAAGGTGGAATTGGGTAGATAGTCTTGATGATAAAAAAAGCAAAACTTTAACGGCGGTTCTTCACAAGGGAGTGCCTTACGGGGTTATTAAATTAAGCAAAAATATGGCAAGAAGGTATACGCCTATCGAGTGCGAGCGGTTGCAAACAGTGCCAGATAATTTTACTAACCACGTTAGCAACACACAGCGTTATAAAATGCTAGGTAACGGATGGACTGTTGATGTAGTTGCACATATATTTAAAGGTTTAGTAGTATGACTATAAAGCAACAGGCTGCGGCTTACGGGTTAAGCCGCCAGACATACCAGAAGCGCTTGAAAAACTGGCAGAGAGCGACAGTGGACGGTAAGCAGTGTTTAATTAATGTTAAGCATTGTATGGAACTAAACGATGAAGAAGTAAAGCAAATAACTAAGGAATTAAAATGATTATAAAATTAAATAAATCACTTGTTACAACTGAGGCATTAACCGCCGCAGATGTGTTTGACCTTAAGCCAATGGAGTGTGACAAAATACAGCTATGCAGAGTTTTGCCTAAAGCTTATTACGTAAGAATAGCTAGCCCAATAAAGGCGCTGTGTGACGCAAATGGTGAGCAATGGGTACCAATGCGTAAAAATCAAAATAAGGGTGTTAAAATTCCTGTTCTTAATTTTCAAGGAGAAGAAAAGTTTTTGCCGTAAGTTAAGGACGGGTAATTCTTTACATAAAATAGCCAAGTGTTATAATTGAATAGTTGATTGGTGTCAGACCCAAGATAGCGAGAGTCCATTGAAAGTTTACCCGTAATAGAATTCATCCTATTGTCTGACCGGGTTTTCTCTCAATGGACTTTTTAGTTTCTACCTCTCCCCATTATATCAACCGTGTTTTTTAACGGTGTTTACCACGATAAACTAAATCCCTTGCTAGATATAAAAGCTATGCAATCTTATCAATTAGCAGAAAGTTATAAAAAGCAGGCACTGTCCTAACCTTGACAACTTGCGCCCAACATTGAAACGGTTATCCGTGTCATCACCTTACAGTTAGGTGCTCTAGTAATAGAGAGGGGGAGATATCTAGACGTTTGAGTATCCCATCATTTAACAATGATAAACGAACATAATTACAGACTAGACTGTGTTTTTATTGATTATGTTTACTTTGATTCAGCCAATAGTTGAATATATCAAAGGGGAGAAAAAGGTTATTTGTGTCTTTAATTAAATATAAGGAATATAAAAATGAAAATATTAGTCGCATGTGAAGAAAGCCAAGCGGTGACAATTGAGTTACGTAAGCTAGGCCATGAAGCGTACAGCAACGACATTTTAGAATGTAGTGGAGGACATCCTGAGTGGCACTTACAACAAAGCACTTTAGATATTATAAATGATGGTTGGGATATGATTATTGCTTTCCCTCCTTGTACATACTTAACAAATACCGCTAACGCATGGCTAAGGCATCCTGAAGACGCTGCAAGTAAAAACAAAGGGGTAACAAAACCTTTAAGTGATTGCAGGCCTCATCCAAAGCACCCCAATAGAAGAGAGCTGCGCGATGACGCAATGAGATTTTTTCTGTCTATAGCTCAAGCAGAATGCTCTAAAATATGCTTAGAAAATCCTATAGGGTACATGAACAGCAACAGGTGGATGATAGATAATTTTACAAAACCAAAAGCTATGCACCCATACCAATTTGGCGACCCAACAAGAAAGGCAACAATGTTTTGGGTTAAGGGTTTGCCGGCCTTGCGCGAAACATATAATGTAAAAGAAAAAGTTAAGCTAATCACTTACACAAACGATAAAGGGAGGGTAAGGACTTATAGCGAGTCATTTTTAAAAGATGTAAAAAGAAGCAAAGCCGGAGAATCATCAGTTGCAAGAAGCAAAACATTTCCAGGAATAGCTAAAGCAATGGCTGAACAATGGGCTGGTAATATCTTAAATAACGGAGAATAAAAAACACACTCAATAGGGGTAATTATTTAAGCGTTATTTATTGCACCTTTATTAAAGGGGTGGTAAAAGCAATGGTTTCTTAGCCCCCTTAATACACAAACGTGTTATAATAAACATGTTGCGAAAGGCTATACCTTGTAGCTAAGTAGCAACAACCTAACAATCCAAGGATAATTATATGCAACACCTAGTAACTTTAAACACTCAAGATATAACCAAAGCAAGCCCAATAACTACATCAAGATTAATTTCTACTGAATTTAGTAAGCGACATGGCGATGTTATCCGTAAAATAGAATCCCTAATTAAAGACGATAGTGCTGAGTTTTTTACTGAACGCAAAACTGCGTCGAGTGATTACACTGACGATAGCGGAAAATCAAACAAAGAATACAGCCTTAACCGTGATCAATTTATGTTTGTGGTGATGGGGTTTACTGGGTCTAAAGCTAACGTAATGAAGACTCAATTTATAAAAGCGTTTAATCTAATGGAACACGAGTTAATTATAAGATCTGATACTCGACTAATTGGGAAGACCGTTCGGCACTCTCTAACTGACAGCATTAAAAGCAAGTTAGACGAAAACACCGCCCACAAAAATACGCTTATAGTAATTACACAAAGCTAATTTATAAAATAGCTCTCGGCACGACCGTTAAAAAGTATAAAGAAAAGCACCGCATAGCCAAGGACGACAACGTAAGAAATCACCTATCCATTAACCAGTTGGATAGTGTTCAATCCTTAGAGTCGAAGGTGGCTAGTTATATAGAGGCATTTAAAGAGCTTTTATCTGATAAAGAAATATACGAGAAGATAAAAGAAATGCTGAGTCATTAACGCTTAACTATCAACTGCTCGGAAAACTGGGCAGTTTAATATAACGGAGAGTAAAAAATGAAAGTTACCCTTGAACTAGACCAGCTAAGCATATTAGATGGGAATGAAAAAAGAGCTTTAGAGGATTACGTTGACCCAAGACGATTCAAGCAAAGAAAGCAGCTAGACGAGTGGATTGTTGGCGGTCAAGTTAAAGTTGACGTTGACGTTGGTGATTTAATGATACTATCCGAAAAGTTTATAGTTGAAGTTTGTAGCGACGGAGTTGCGCTTAAAAATACTGACTAACTACCTAACGGAGAATAAAATGAACTCAAAAAACGCAGAAACAATCAGCTATTTAAAAGCTAACGCGCACAGCCTTGATTTAAGCGAGCCTTTGATAATTACGCAGAATGGCAAGCCTTCATTTGTTGTCGTTGATTACGATGAGTATATGAAGCAGCAAGAAGCCATAGCCATCATTAAGATGCGAGAGTTTGGGAGAGAGTCTAAAAAGTACGATAGGTTTAGATAACTATCAATTAACAGCTTTCGATAGTTACAAACGATTAGATAATTAAAGCGTACTTGATACTATAGGGTACGTTAATCAAAGGAGTATTTTATGAGCAAGTTACGTTTAAGTTTTTTACACAGCCTTGGTGGTTCAGTTGAAATTGGTGATGTTATAAGCCGTTCAGCATCAACTAACTTAGACACCTCTAGGCTAGTGAGCCATAAATATAGAGACCTTCTTAATGCGACTTATATAAAAACAACAATGTTATTATGGGAGATAATAAAGTGCTCATTATCTCATTCGCACCAAGAGTCAACAAAGGCGAGCAGAATTCACCTTCGCTCCCTGTGCTTATACAAATAAAGGGTGATAATTTATGGATGCCTAACATTGACGCTCTAATTGCATTGCAAGACGAGCACGACAAGGCTATACCTACGCTTGGAGAGCTTTTATATGAAGAAAATGCTGATTTTAAACAGGTAAAAACGCGGATTAGGAAAAGCTTATTGGGACTTAATGAATAGCAGGGGAGCCCCATCTATAGAGGAAATTACCGACCTGCAAAAATTGCAGAATGCTTTGAGCGTGACCAAGAAGAGTACGATAAACAACTAGATAGCGTAGCATCTGCGCTGCGTAATGCAGGATATTTTGTGCAAGTTGATATGATTAAGTTCATGCAAGATGAAGGATTGCTTAATGAAGTTCTTTTACCGCTAAAATAAGAAATAGCCGCGTTATAAGCACAGCCTTATCTATACACCACTATCAATCAACTCTTTTATAGTTAAAGGCTTGCCTGTAAAATCTGTGAGCTTTTCTAATTTAAGTCTGCCACTTCTAAATAAATCACCCCTTGCCTTGCCTAGATTGGAGTCTTGAAACCAGGAAGGCTGCGAGCGTAACCAGGCAGCGGCCTTTGTATCACCGGCAATCTGGCCAGCATTAAAAGTATCGCTATCTTTGCGCCCTCTGTAAGTTGGCTTGCTAGATGTTTTACCTGTTATATTTGGATTATCTCTGCGCTTGTTTAAGCTATTCTCACGCCTTTCAAATGCTTCTTTAGCCTCTTTCCCATTTTTGCCCGCCAACTGCTGCGCGTGTTCCTTCTGGCCTCTTTTGGCCACGCACTAAGAACAGCCAATTAGAGCGTTCATTAAAATGCAATGGAAGATTAGGCGCTGATGCGTCATTAACGCCCCACGGTTTACTCATTGAATCTTGCCGCGCTGCATAGCTTGTGCATATCAACGTGCGCTTGTTATCAAATACACTGTTGAAGTACCGGCCAGTAATAACATCCTCATTATCACGCATCATTGACTCTCTGGCATTGACTGCATAATGACTCATGCCAGTTCTAACTAATGCCTCAGCTTCGTTTTTAAGTATTCCATTTGTAACTGTTCGCAATCGTTTTGTTATCTGATTGACGCTCTCACCGGCTGCATAACCGCTTTTAATCTGATTATTGTACACGTTGCCGACTGATGCACTGTTTTGCTTAACATAGTCAGCCCACACACCAGAATTAGACCTTGCGCTTCCTTCTAATGTTAGCAGCGAATTATTAATATATTTTAGAATCTTTTTATCTGCCGGCACATCTAGCTTCACGTCATAAATATCTTTAAATAGCTTTGCATTAAACAAAGCCTCATTAAATGCTACTACTTGCAAAGCTGCCGTAACTTCTGCCCAGGTTGCTGTGGTTTCTGGTAATATCTCACGCGCTATTTTATTTGTTAATATTGTTAACTGGCTCACAGATTTAATTTCTTCTGCGTCCAGTAACATCAAGCGAGCTTTTTTATATACAGCCTGTAAATTTGGCGTTGTGTAGTCGTTAATTAATCCAGTCGCCACCCGGTGCAATCCGACTTCGTGCCGGTTAGATTTATCAAAATAATCATCCATTGTAATTCCTTATCGTGACACTTTCATTGCTTTAGCCATTGGCCTGCGTATCGGGTACATTCTGTGTATGAAATATCCAGTTCCATCGCACCAGTCATCTATTGCCGGATGCTCTGTAAACTTCTCAGGCTCACCATTTTTATTATAACCTTGATGCTCTAATGCAGTTGCTAATTCAGGGCATTTATCAGTATTAACAAATAGCTCATTACGAGATATTTTAGCGTTTACACAATTAATCCTATCTCTTACTGCCGGGTTTGCATTTGGAGCACTCACTTGATGCCCTGCGCTTTTTATTATATCAAGATCCGACTCTGTTGCATTGGTCTTGTTGGCCTTGCCACTTGCATCAGGATAAACAACTATTTTATGGTTCTTATATTTAATTAAATTATTTACAAAGTCGTAAGTGTCATGGCTCACAAACTCATCGACAGCAGTAGGCTTGTTATTCTCAATTACGTAAACATTGGAGCAACAGCCGCCGATGTTAAAATCTATCGTCACATGAATGCGGTCGTTATCTTTTAGTGTGCGCTGAGAGTGATGCTTGAGACGGTCAAAGAAGTGATAAACTTTTTTATCTGTCAGGTTAACAATTTCACCATTGAGATACATGTCAGCTAAAAGGGGGTCGTAGTTTGCTCTTATCTGCTCAATGTACCCCTCTGGCAAGTATGGATTGGAAGCTGTAGGCGCTTTTATAACCTCATAACCTGATTGCTTCTGCTTGTACCATTTCTGATATATGAAACCACTGTACCCTTGGTCTGGCGTTGTCACGCATCCAATCGTATTGCCGCCCTTGCATTTCTGGCGGTTACGCTCCGATACCTTACGCCAAACTAATGCTGCCTTTTCTTTTGATAACGTGTCTAGCTCGTCAACAATTGAATGAGCAGTTTCATAAGCAATGATTCTTTCTGGCCTGTCATATGACCTAAATAATATCTTGCCGAATCCATGTATCTTTATTGAATAATCTGACTTATTAATTGTATAAGGAAGGCCAATAAACTCTAAATCCTCTTGCACACCCGGCATTGCTCGCAGCTTTAATAGGTCATAGCTAGGCATGTAATAACCGCCGTTAGTTCCCTTGTCAGACAACAAAAGCATAATCAACCGCATTGTTCCGCCTTTTGACTTGCCACTGTTATGATGTATTAATCCGCTCTCACAGACATAGTTATTAGTATCCATAACCTGAATATCCCAATAAGCCTCCTCGACTTCCTTCCTTTCTATTGATATAATAGTGGCTTCGGTAGTGGAAGATAAAGGATATTCATATGAATGAAAGACAGAAGAAGATATTGCCTCTTTGTGACGGCACTCGCACCTCTCATGAGATAGCAAGTATTTGCAATGACAATGTAAAGTATGTCCAACGCACAATGCTGAGTTTTGATGCTCCTCGCCTACCTCAAGCCCCGAGACCTGGCACTCACAACCCTTCTTATAAAACAGGCCGCAATATTGATCGCGATGGATACGCCCTTGTATCAGCCCCTTTTGGTCATCCTCACGCAAGAATGAGAGGCGACCGCAAGTACGGGGTAATTTACGAGCACCGTTTGATGATGGAGGAAAAAATCGGGCGTTTTCTTCTTCGCTCAGAAGTTGTAGACCACATTGACGGGCTTCGGTTGCACAATGAGCCATTAAATTTGCGTCTGTTTGATTGTAATGGGGAGCATCTACGCTCAACAATAAAGGGTAAGACTCCAAACTGGAGCGAGAAAGGAAAGGTGAAGCTTTTAATGTGCCGCCAACTTTCAGGTCTTGAACAAGTTCATACTTACCTTGAGAAGAAAAAGTGCGGTGATGCCCGCTTGCTTCAAATACTCCTTGCGTTGTATGAATTTGGTATAGACTCTCCCTTCCTTTTGGGAACGACGCGCTACTTAAAGAAAGCTGGAATCTCTGATTTCTCTCATTCCAGCTTAGAACTCGAGTTGACTTGCTTATATCGCAAATACGCATAAGACCATTTTCTGTATGTATGCGTGTATCTCCACGCATACACCCCAAGCCGCCTATGATTGCAGGGTATAATGATTTTGTGCGGCAGAATGTTTTTTGTGGTCCGGTTAATGGGATGTCAATCTTCATCTTGTTTAACCGCATCAGTAAAATGTAGCTCTATAGTAGTATCTTTATTTGCTGGCTCTGTGTCTCTTTCAAATGCTCTAACTTTAACGTGCTTGCCAATTATTTCTAATGATTTATTAGCCGCATTAGGCTCAAACTTATAAATAGGGTTGCCGTCATTATCGAGCACAGAAGCCCCTAGCTTGTCTGTTACCTTTTCATGCTGCATACACCTGTCGAACACCTGCTTCGCGCTCATAAGAACCCAGTCGGCGTTTATCTCCACTCTTTTAGACCTTGCCGCCATTAACTCCGCTATGCGCTCCTGTATATCAAGTTTTGACAATAGTTGGCTTGCTATTCTGTTTGCTGTTTTTTCACTGTATTCAGCTCTTATTGCAGCTTGAGTAGCATTTAAATCAACAATATATTCAGAGCAAAACATCTCCTGCTTGTCTGTTAATTTAACTTTAGCAATCACTGATTACTCCTTTAATTATTGGCACTGCCGCCCCTCATTATAACACTTTTATCAACGCAAACAAAAAGACCGCTGAAAAGCGGCCTAGTATTTCTTAATTATAATCTAACTATCTGCAAACTTTTCTAATAACGCCTGCAATTCTAAATCCTCACGCTCTGCTTTTTCTTTTAGTTTATCTAAAACTTTACCGTCCACTTCAAATTTCATAATTACCTCTGATAATCTTTTATTTTCTTTTTTGTAGCACTCAATTAGCGCTTGTTTAATCACGCTTACTCTATACTCGCTCACGTTAATCCTTTGGTTATTAAATATTAACAATCGAATAATTGCTAATATCAAATAAAAACCCTAACAGCCACGGTGGGTCAACCCGTCATGATAGATACACTTCGCACCCTACAGCCTTCCATCGTTTGACTTATCACCTGTTGACCATAACTAATTAGATTAGTAATTGGAACGTAAAAGGAGTTACGTTAGCCCGACGGTGCGCCCTTGCCCGAATAACAGAGCGTAGCACGATGACAACATTTG